GCCAGAGTATATTTATACACCCCTTCTAGCATTCGGGTGTTATAATATTAAAATAAAAATACAAATACTATTATAATATATTTGTATAGTGATGAAAGATGTTTTTATAAAGAACCTGGATGACTTTTATACATAGATGAAGGTAATAAAGCAATGGGATGAAATTCATCGGGTCCATCGAATGCTTTATAAGTTGATTGTGATCCAGTTTTTGCGACAAAAATAGGTGCGATAGAATGAAATCCAAATCGTGTTTCATCTGATAAACCAACATTGACACTATATGCTATTCTAGGATGTTCTACTTCTATTTGATTTGGTTGTTCATAATTTCTGATTCTTATAACAATAGAACCTAAATCAGATGTAGCACTAGGATAATTAAGAGGGTGAGGAAATTTAAAAAATTTTGCAGGTGAACCTATAAATTTAAAACTAGAAACATCAGGTATAAAAAATTCAGTTTTAAACTTATTACCATTAAGACGTTTAACGTTTAATGATCTAGGAACATCAGGTGAATTAAAAGCGCCTTGTAAACCATTAAATCTACTCAAATTGGGAAAATTGCGCGTGTAAGCAACAGGTGCATTGAAATCAGGTATTACAGATGATACAGCTGGAGGAACATAAAAAGCTTGAACATCTACTTCACCAACAGTATAAATTTGTAAATTATTAAAAAATTGAAACTCTAAATTAATTTTAAAACCAGTGCTAGCTTTACCATAATACATTCCGGCTAATAAACCAATATTATTTAAAGGTGAAATGTTAGGTCCATAAGCCCCAGGAGTTGCATAAGATTCAGCTATAATGTTAGACAAAGCTATTTCTTGTGTTAAAGTTTGTACTCCATTCAAATTAATTTCTTGAGATTGATATACTTTATACATTCTCCTTATTAATGGTCGTATATCATAATTAGGGACTAACCTATTAAAATGATTTGGATGTTCTACAACTCCTTCAGAAAATTCATCTACGATCGTTTGCTCAGGATTTTGAGGCTCATTCATTGGCTTTACTGATGGCATGCATGACTGTGAACTTTGAGGTTCCCAAGATTGAGCTACAAACTGATCTAATTCTGAAACATTCTGTGAATTAGGAACTAAACTAGCCATTTTTATATTTTTATTTATATAACCGTAAAATTGCAACCCGTGATGTTCGTCTAAAGAACCAGACATGTAAACATTAAAAGAAACAGTAGTAGGACTACCATCACCTATAATTAAAGGTTGTGCTAAATAAATTAAATAAACACCATGCATTAAACCTTCAGATGTATAATCTTCACAACATGGCATTAATTCATTCCTATGTAAATAAGGTAAATCAACACAATATTTCTGAGCACCAGCTGAAAATTCTACTAATTGAGAAGGAGCATTAGATAAAGATTGCATTGTTGGAACATCACTAAATATTCTTTGGGATGGATTATAATACTTAATAATTTTAAGTTTTAAATGTGACTTATTATTCATAACAGCCTCAATTTCTACATCTAAACCACCTCTCCAATATCTATGTAAAGCGTGCATTAACTCTATATTATTGGCGTGTACTCTAATTTGTTTATCAGCATCACCTACTGCATAATAAGGTTGTTGACCTAAACTTCCTCCTTGATTTGGTGAAATAGGACGTGAAAATAAAAGTTGACCAGTAGGCATATCAGTACTGACAGTAAATGTACCTATATATTGCTTCTTAGCACAAATAAATTTTAAAGACATTTCATCAATTTTGCTACCAAACATAGGTTCTTTATAAATACGATTAAAATTATTTATAGGGTCTAATCTCTCAAAAAATTGAGGTATATCAGTGGCATTATGATGATTAAACTCAGTGTTAATGACTCTTTGTTCTATGGAAGGAATATTAGGATTATGTAAACCAGTAAAATGTTTAATTAATCCTCTCACTTTATCAATTGCGTCTCCATAATAAGGATAGAAAAATTTTCCACCAAACTGTGCAAGATCTAATAGCCCTGTAGTAACTTGTTTAGAAAAAGAACTAGATTGAGGAGTCCATTCATTATCAGAAATAAAACGAGGAGTAGGAACGGCCAATTCAAATTCATCAAAAACAGCTTCCAAAATTAAAGTTAAAGGTAATGATCCACCTCCTGGTCTTAATGGATTTAATACCAAAGCAGCAATAGTAGCATAACATCCTGCACCTCTACTCTTTGATGAAAAATCACTATGTAACAACAAAGGAACATTACCCATAGCTTCAGAAGCAGGTGCAACTCCAGTTAAATTTTCAATAAAAGCTTCACACATATCAGTGTTGCAATACCACGGGACGTCTAAAATAGCAGATGTAGCTTCATTAGCAAAAAGTCTAACATGTGGTCCAGATAACATAGTATTAACTAAATTAACAAAATTGTTTCCTATATTAATACTACCACTAGATTGACTAATACCTGGTGGTAAAATAGCTACTAAAAGACACCCAGCATGGGTTAATGTACCATTTAATGATACATGAATTTTTAAAGATGGTTTCATTAATGAACCAACTTTGACGGCTTGATACAATGATCTATTAGACAAAATAACATCAGCTGGTAAATTAGTAACAGGAAGAGTTAACAACGAATATTGTGCGTTATTCTCAGTCCATGAAGCGGTACCCAACCAAAAAGTTCTTTTTACAAAAGGAGACATATCAAGTTTGTATTCACTAGGAATCTCATCTTTAATTGTCAATTGAGTATTGACAGATGGTACTATATGAGTTTTCCTAGTCGAAATAGATGCTATTTGATTTTCGACGTGTGTTGATTCGCCGTCTTCAAACATATCTAAATTATTATTTGCATTCTTAGTAAATGCATTATCGACATTTTCAAAATTTTTACTTACGCTAATATTTTCAACAAACGGGCGTAATCGTTTGTATACCTAAATAAATAAATAACGAGCATAGCAATCGCTTATAGGCTTTGCAATCTTTTATAACTATATACTACATTAAGTTGCTATAGGTTGCAATCCTACTTTAAAATAAAATATAAAATTAGTAAAAAATTATATTAATAAACAGTTTAAAGTCATGTTCAGGACACACTAAAACTAAATAAAAGCAAAATGAATAAATTAATTTAAATAATTTTTCTTTAATAAGTCAAGAACATATTCATAACCTGACTCGTCTTGCAAAATACTCAAAACTCTTTCAAGACTAAATAAATTATCAATACCATTCTTGATAAAATAATCTCTAAAAACATTATAACAACTTTCACTATGTAGATAAGACTCTATTAAAACAGCATTACATTTATCACGCATTAAATCATCATAAGTTAAACTATCTCCTACTTTATCCGCATTATACCATTGAACTGTATTAAATAATGTTGATACAGACAAAGCTCCTACGTATTTATTCAAAATCGGATGGAAAACTATATTACGCTTCAAAAAATTCAACTTTATTAAATCCCTAGATGCTGTAGTAATAGGAGTTTTATCTCCATTGGTAACTGTCATTCCTAAACTTTCGGCTGTGTTCTTAACTGTAAATAAATTATAATTAGACTTAATACTACTACTAAAAATTTTATCATCACCACATACATAATCATTAACTTTCAAAGAATCTTCAACAGTAGCATTAGAATTATTTCTAAAAATTGTTAAAGCAGTTAAAGCTTTATTGACTAAACAATTAATTAAAATTGTCATCCAAGTTCCAGATGGAATTGAATGAGTAGTTGCGTATAATTCATCTGCTACTAAAGTCCATGATCTAGATATAGTAACCATTAAATAATCCAAAACCTTAGCGTTACTCCCCTGGTAAATAGATTTAAATACATCCTTAATAATTAATACAATTAATGCTAATAAAGAACCATCCCATTTACCATAATCTTCATCTCCAAAAACTTCACCAGTTTTCAATTTCATTACCATTTTATGAAAATCAGTATAAGGATTAAATCCTACGCAAATACCATATTTGTGTAAATTGTTCTTAAACCAAGGAATTAATTCTCCTAATATTTTCTTAGACCACCATATATGAGGGAAAGGCATGACTCTAAAAAGCCTCGGTTCAGTGATTTTAGATATATTTCTCAACTCATCCTTAAAAGTTTCTTTACATACAAAATCATCTTCATCAAAAATTTCATTATCAGCATTATATTTTAAACGATCAATTATTTTACGACCCTCAGATGTTAAAACCTTATTTTCAAAATCTAAATAATTTTCCTTTCCTTGTAAACAAGCAAATCCATTAGATGTATCTTTCTTAAAACCTTTAACATTAACTCCTCCAAAAGAAGTTTCTTCATCAGTTAAATCATGAATCTTATCTGGTAATATAGCCCTAATGACTTTAGATATATATTCCATTTCAGCATCATCCAAATAGCCTTGATGTTTGAAAGATTTACCAGCTATTCTTATCATATTGTCTTTAACTTGAGACATATTTCTGCCAAAAATAGGAGGTTGTTTTAACTCCACTTCGACAGGTGCTATATCCCCTGTTTCTTGTAACTCATGAATTGTCTTATATAACTGTTTGGTATCCTCATTACTACTAATATGTAAAGAAGATGGTATAAAAGAAGTCTTAATATTTTGTGAACCATAATTAATCCATTTAGGATCATCCTCATACGTCAATCTAACACCTGAAAAATTACCCTTAATATTTTCTCTAGTCTCAAAAGAACGTAATAAAGGTTTACTATTCATTTCAATATTTAACTCCTCACATAACCATTGCGGAAATATTTGAGCGAATCCTTCTTTGCCATTACCCGTAACGTGAATACCAACAACTCTATCAGAATCATAAACAACAGAGCCACATAAACCAGCTCCCTGAACTTGATACTGTAAACCAGCATTAACATCATGTTGAACTATTTTTGTATCACCTCTGATCTTATACCTATAAGTTATTTTTTCTTTATTTTTACCTACATTTATGCTTGGAACTAATGGTATAATACCATAAGGAGATACAAACATATTTGGACTAAATTTATTAAGATCAGTCCCACCAAATCTATTAAATAACTTATAAAAAGGAACTATATCTAAAAATTCACAAACACAAACATCACTTAACAAATAATTCTTGATCACTTTAATTTTTACACTTTCCATTTCTTTATGTCCTTCTTTATAATGTTCGTATGACTGATAAACATCTGCTATAATTCCTTCTGGATCTACATGGGAATTGGTAACAAATCTTCTACCTGAAACAACTATACAAGAATGCACTTTAGTTTTAGTATTAACCATAATTCTACAATGATTCTTTTTAAAAGATTCTGCACTAGATGTATTAAATGTTAAATCTTTAAATAAAGAATCAGATCGTTTTTTCGATTCACTAAATTGAGCATAAGTAATATCATTAGCGTCTTGATTTCCAAAAAACCAACTCATAATACTAGAACCTGACTGTATCCTATTATTAGGTCTAAGATTATCTATACCAGAAGCCCATAATATTAATCTAGACATGGCTACAATATAAACATATACAAAAATCTGTAAAGAAAGTAACATTAAAAATTCAGAATCTAAACCCATAGTATCAATAATAGAAGCAATAGCATCAACAAATTTATCATAAACACTATAAACTTTAGCTACTAAAGCAGCTCTACCTTCTCTAACATAATTACGTACTACTTCATATGTAACCTGGTTGGTACCTACATAAACAGCAAATTCTTCCATTGTAGAAAGTGATCTACCCCTACACATTCCACATCTTCTTATCATCGTGTTGCCATTATTACGCATATGCGCAGTTTCTAAAACTGCACATGTTGCACATAATGAATGACCACACGGTAGTAAAACTATGGGAACATGTACTGGTCTACCAATATCATCTACATCATCTAATTCTGCATAATCATAACGACACATATAACAATGAGTATGGTGAATAAGAGCTTGCCTTTCTTCTATAAAGTCACCTCTAAATAAATTTAACAAAAATTTGAAAATTCCATCTATTACTAAAGCAAACTCTTCACTAACCTTTGATATAGATTCAATTAAATAAGAACTTAATGGATTAATAATTTTAATAAATATTTTAGTAAAAAATTCTTTTACTCCTTTTTCAACAAAATTAGAAATAAAAAAGACATATTCTTTAAATATATTGCTACCATTTAACAACCCATTCCAAGTTGAATCAAAGGATTGCAACAACTCTTCAAAAAATTGAGGTCTAAAAGACGATAAATAATCTAAAGTTGTTGCGGTATTATTTTGAGTGTCATTAATAATAACATTGTTTTGCAATGGATTGTCAATTAATAACCTATTAATCCTATTTGATTCATCCAGATGTTTATACAACATAAAAAGCCAACTTACTGAAACACTTAAACCATTAGTCCTAGGCCCTCTAATAACAAATGGAAATGTATTTTCTTGTCCATTATTTGAACTAAAACTAGTAATTATATTATTAACACCTACAAAATGAGGAAACCAAGCATTTCTTCTATCACAAAACTTAAAATAAGATAATTGTTGTTCAAAACCGAAGGTAGAATTTCTCCTTACCTCAATTAAATGAACTCTCCTAAAAAGAGCTTCTGGACATGAAATACCATCTTTTGATACAAAACCACCTAAATTTCTAAAATTGTTAGTTGTGCATAAAATAATTTTGGACTGGAAAAACTTTGTATTTTTCTTATCAGCTTGAGCACAATCAAGTGGATATTTGACTGGGGATACGAAATTAATAATAGTACGCCACTGAGACTTACCTTGCTGTCCTACGTCATCCATAACAAATACATCCTGATTTAAATAATCATCATAAAAATCTTTGGAAGAATCAATAGGAGGCGTAGTGTGAGTATAAACAGACATATTATTAGCTTTTAATAATTCAACAAACTTGTTCATTAATACTGATTTACCACTTGCCGGCGGACCATCAAAAACTATACAAATAGGTTCTTCTCTAGAAGAGGACGAATAAGTTTCAACAAATTTAACTAAATTTTCTTTATATGCTATCCACGTACTAACAAAGTGACGATTATCATTATTTTTAATATAATCTTGAAAATTGACATCTATCTTTAATTTATTATATAGCTGTGATACCTCATTCCTGTAAACAGGATTATGTAAAACTGAACTATCTTTAATAAACTGAGTATATTGCTCAACAACCAATAAAATATTATCATAATGTTCAAAAGGTGAAAACAAATAATTAATAATTCCTAAAAAAGATTGACCAATCATATTGAATGGTTGTAAACTAGGAAAAGTAAAGATATAAGAAATTACAGAAGTTATTAAATCCTTTATCTTAGAAAATAAAGATGAAAAAGAATGAGAAGCATGAACTTTAACACCTGTTAATAAAGCAAAACTTTTAATTTTATCCAATAACCATGAAGGTAAACCCAAAAGAGAAAACCCTGCCATTAATGCTTCTAAAGAAAAATCTTGAGCCGTCCATACTGTATACGAATCATCATCATCATTATTTTTTAAAAGTTTAACTATATAAGTAACAAATTTTAAAAGAGTATACAAAAATTGTATAATACCATAAATACCGCATAAAGCAGTAGATGCACTAAAAAATATACTAATAACTAAATCTCCTAATTTTGCCCAATCTATTTTTGAAAAAACACTAAATGATTGTTTAAATTTATTAGAATAATAACCTAAACAACTAAAAATACTAGCTACTTTATTACCTATATCTTTGCCTTTACCATATAATATTGAAAATAATCTTTCCAAATTAGGAAAGGCTTGGGGTTGATACCAATCCTTTTTATCAATAACTAAAAGAAATTCACGAAAACGTTTTGTACAAATAAATTCATTATTTCTGCGATATTTATCATTTATATACATTTTATCACAGTTTATTATAATTTTCTTCCTTAAACTAACATAAAA